CGTCTAAATAGACTGATCTGATAGTTACCATTACTTTCTTTTATTTGTTGCTCTTGCTGCTGCCGCTGCTTGAGTTGCAGATAGCTTCCTACCTTTTGGTGTCGCTTTAGCTGCTTCTTCTCTTTCTTTAAGGTCTTCATCCTCGTCGATTATAATATCGTCAGATACAACCTCGTTTTCTAAAGATTTATCATATACAGCTTTCTTTCCATAAGTCATTCCTTCGATAGATGAAACAGTAGCAACGTTTCTAGTGTTACCTAAAAATGCTATAACTGATTTCTTATCTACACCTAGGAAGATATTTCCGAATGTATATGAACTACCTTTTTTAGTTATGATTCCTTTACTCATAGCGTCTAAGAATAACAACTCTAATGCGAATGATCTACTCTCGTATACATTCTTAATCATTTGTGGAGATGTTATAGCTAAGCCTAATAAGAATTCCTGTACGTCTGATAACGTAGAGTCATCCATATCTGTACCTAATACCTTAGCTCTGTTGTAAAGGTTTTCTGGAGTATCCTCAAGAATGTATGTTTTAAGCTTGATTACTTCGCGCTCTGCTTCAACTTTCTTAGAAGACTCATAACCTGGTCTATAGATGTAGAAATAAGCTCCTGGTGTTTCTTGTCCCTCATGGAACGATGGAGCGATTTCTTGGCAGTGTTTCATCCATTCCCAGTCCTTTGCCCAAGATTCGTCATTTAGATCTATTTCCATTCCGTCATAAATCTTTACATGACTGTCTACTGATGGTACATATCCCATCTCTAGTTTCTTGATTTCAGGTATATTCTCTTGAATACCTGCGTATCTACCATTTATATCCTTTGCTGGAGATACGGTGCACTTGTCATCTTTAAAAAATGCCTTTAATACTATTTTCTTTTGTGATGGTGTGCCTGATGTAATTTGGTCATTAGTAAGACCAGTTGTTGAATTATCCATTTTATTTATTTTATTATTCCATATTAACATTAATAAAGGGGGATTGAGGCTCCCCCTTAGGCCTTCCGAACAGTGATCGTTAAACCACAGATTCTTTTATGATTACAGCGTTGTAAGGGTTGAATACAACAACACCACTATAACCTAATAAGTGATACTCACTTCCATCTACAGATGTAGCCAAGTCAACTCCAGTCTCTTTACCAGAGAATCCACCCATACCTCTTAATTTACCAGAAAGCATTTCACGTCCTTCTAATGTAAACATTGAGATTCCAGATGTAGAGTTAGTTTGGTCAACTCCTGCATTGATACAGAAACCGTATCCAGAGTAAGGGTACTCGTCAGATAAGATCTTGTCTACCATGAACACAACAGTGTTTCCTTGGAAAGTGTAAGAGTCGTAATGAGCTCCAACTTGGATCTTCTTACCGTCTTTGTTAGTCCAGTAATGTCTATCATCACCTTTAGAACTATTAACAAATCTTAAGTCTTCTCTAAGAACACGTCCTAATTGATCGTATAATCTCTCGTTAACAACGAAAGCATAAGTGTTTCCAATAGAGTTTGGAGATTTCTCTCTCATAGCTGCCATTGCATCCTCGATCCATCTTGTAGTTAATACAGAGTAAGAGAACTTCTCACAGTATCTTTCGATCTGCTTGATAACACCATCACCAATAGAGATGTCTTGTCCTTTTTCGTCTTGCATTGTACATTTTCCGTTTGCGTCATAGTTTGACGTACCGAAAAGTAAGTGGTTTTCTCTAGCCCATAGGTAAGACTCTAATACGTCCTTCTCTAACTTCTGAAGTCTGTAGTATTCGTACTCTACTTTACCATTCTTAGCATTTTTCTTGTTTCTCTCTACGTAGTAGTCTTGAGAAGCAGCGTACTCTGCAGACTGAACATCTGAAGATCTGTGCTTAGATAAGTAGTTACGGTGTGTCTCTGTGTTGAATTGGTACTTAACGTAACCTCTAACAGATAATTCTGGGTGGTAGTTTGAACGGAATCTTGTAAGTTTTCCTTTCTTAAGAGCAGAAGCTGCAGGAGCTCCTCCTTGATTACCAATTAATTTAACCATATACTTCCATCTTTTAGGTGCAACCATTTGTGGTGGAGCAACTACGATAAGTTGTTGGTTGTTTTCTAGAGCGAAAGTTTCGTTCTTGTTGTAATACTTCTCTTCTAGCATTACTTCGAATACTCCTGAAGTAGGTGTAGCATCAGCTACAATTCTTACTTTCTTAATGTAGTTAACATCAATTGTCCACTGAACGGCCATTGAGTTAATTGGAGTAAAGCCACCTTCTGACTTCTTGTTTGTGTACACGTTTCTTAATCCTTCAGTAAGGTTACTGATTGTCAAACGCGGATACATTCTAACTACTTGTCCCATCACATGAGGTTTCTCTCCTAAAAGAGATCCAAAGTGTTGACGAGTACGAGTAGTAGCAATGTTCTTGTCGATAAATCTTCTATCTACTATTCTCATTTGTTATTGTTTTTTGGCACTATGCCGGGTTTATAATTATAATTATACTATTTTTTATTCAAATAAATCTTCTTCTGAAGCTATTTCTCCATAACTACCTGGACCTGCTTCTCTATATACATCTCTAGGTGATCTACCTACGTCTCCAGCATTTCTAGAAATCGGAGTTCCAGACATACCTCTAACAGCTTTATTGTAGCCATTCTTAGCAGCTTTAGAAACTTCTTTCTTCCAGTAGTCGTTAATATTATTTATGTAATCCTTACCGTAGTTGATAAACCAGTTAACTTCAAACATAGTCTGTGGGTCACTGAATATCTTCTCCATAAGGATAGGATCACGATCCTCATTTAACTCCATGATATCTCCAAGTAAGTACTCTTTCATATCATTTGTAATAGGAGCTCCAGAGATATCATTGATACCTTCTACTGTCTGAACTACTGCTTCTCTTTGCAACTCTAGGTCATTATAGAAAGCCTCATCCTGTTCTCTTTGCTGATTATATAACATTGCTTGCTGCTCTGCTATGTACGCATTCTTGATAGTGTCTACTGTGCTATCAAATGTAGATAAGTTCTTTGCTTTCTCAAGCTCTGAAGCTATCTCGTCATCTGACATTTCAGGATTTGTATCTATAAGATGTCTAACATACATAGATTCTGCAGGCATGTTTTCAAAATCAATGCTTGCTGCATCTCTCTGTGCTAATGCATGTCCTAGTCTGTAATCTACCAAGTTATTGATAAAATCTTCTGGACTTTGATCAGATTCTCTAAGAACGTTAAGCAGATTAATCTCAGCCTCGTCAAGATTGTATTTTTCCTCTATAGTTGGAACTGCTTCCATTGTAAGAGATTCTAATACGTTTTCTTGCTCTTCTGCAGATAACTCGCTAAAGTGAGTTGCCTCACCATCTTCAAACTCGATCATTCCACCTTGAATCCCGTAGCTAGATAAAAATCTTTCTACTCCGTCAAGATCGTCAGATCCTATGTGCTCACTTCCCTCTCCAGAATAGTCTGGCTGAGTTTCAGGAACTTCAGGTACAACTTCTTCAGGCTCTATCTCATTACCTGGGTCGTCACTGTACTCTCCGGCAAGGGCTCCACCGCCTCCGCCTTCGTTACCATTTACGGAGATGTCGTCATCTTCGAATAGGTCTTCTTCTGTGTAATTATTCATATCATTTCATATTTATTATAGTTAACATTTTGCTAACCTTCTAAGTTTATAATACTAAACTTTTATTTACTATTTTATAGGGTGTTCCTCCCTTGTATCCTGCGTTCCTTTTCTAAGAGCAAGTATAATATTATTGTTTTTATTATAGGCTGTAGCATAGAAAAATGCAGTCTCTCCAGAACGTATAAGTATAGTAGTCTCTAGTTCTGGTAACTTATCCGGTGTAAAGTCAGGAATATCGTCCTCTAAGTAATACATGTTATCAAATCTAAGTGGTACATCTTTACCTCCTACGTTATTGATTATCTGTATAGTATGTACTGATCTATCAGCTAATGTGTCCTTAACCCATTGGCTAACGTTGACAGCATTCAAGTTCCCTGATATATTCCACACTTGTAATGTGTTTTGATTTTTAAAGTTTGGTACAAAGTCCTTTTGGCTGATGGTAATTTCTGGTACCTCCATGCCTGTATCTATGTACTTCTCTCTATATGTTCTGTATCCTCCTAACCCCATTGTCGTAAATCTTTTGTTAATAGTTTTATATTGCTTACTAGTATCTCTATAGTTTCGTCTATCTCTATAGACTCGTGTAAAGTGTATGATGATAACGCCTCTACGTACGCCATTAATGCTGTGGACTTAACCTGCATTTTATCAAACAGCGTTATATCTCCAGAGAACTTGCTTTTATTAGCTATGTCCAACTGTAACTGTGCTGACTCTTCTCGGGCCTTGTCTATGGCCGTCCATATATCTTCCATTATGAGCATTCTTCTCTATATTTAGGGTGACACATTTTTCTAGTAGACTCTATTATAGTCTGAGCATTTCTATATAGCTCATTCCAAAACATGATGGCTGCAGCCTGTCTTTTCAATGTCAACACTTGCCAATCTGCAAATGCACATCCAGTATCATTCTTACAGATAGAGCACATAATCTCGTCTGTAATAGCATCTCTAACTTCGTCAGTTATAAGTAACTGAGTCTCAACGTACGAGTGGTTATAGTTATCTCCTACACCATCTCTTGACTCTAGCTGAGCTCTTAGGTCCATATAGTCCATATACTCCTTCTGAGGTTCTCCGTCTTCTGGAGCTGTCCCTGTTTTGTATACATACAAAGAACCATTTATGTCTTCTACTATACCATCGGCTGATGCCTTGAAAGTCATACCTTTATATGAATAGTACCAATCTTTTTTAACAATCGTATCGTTTAATTTTATATCTCTAAATATGATAAACGTATATGTGTACCACCCGTCTAGGAATACCACATCCTTCTCGGAATTAACATCCTCAGTTATAACCATAGGGTAATTATGTACAGCTCGTAAGTTATACTTCTTCTCTCCTCTAGTAAGATCTCCTTCTCTATATTCAAGTACGTCAACTACCCCAGAATACATCTTTATACTAAGATCAATTATAGAGTCTCCAAGGTCTTCTTTTTTAATTGCCGCAACACCGTCTGGAGAGTACTGCATCACTGGAATATTATCCCTATAAAACACCCCACGGTCGTCTACCAATATCTTTTTAAACAATTTATTCTTCGTTGCCAAAGTACCGTTATATGTCAGAAAAGCCTGATATGTTAAACCATTGTTAATGTTTCCTCCTGCTGTTACAAAGTTCACATTTCCTGGAAGGATATTGACAACTTGCTTATTTGTCTTCTTATCCATTTCTAGGTAAGCTTCCACTGAAGGGTACTGAGGAGTGTTCTTCCACAGTACTTCTTTTAGCGAGCCGTTAGTATCTTTTATTTCTATACTCTTAATATCCATAGTTACGCCTTATTAGTATTTATTTCCTGTTCTTTTCCTGTACCGTGTAGAAGCTGTTCCCTCTCAAGTTCAGCCATAGTACGCTTGATTTGTATTTCTTCTTCCCCTAGATCTAACTTCTTCTCCTCAGTCTTTTTATCAAGATCAAGTCGTCTACTAGCTATATCGTTCATTGCTTTATTCTGCTCTTTCTGCATAGCAATCTTCTCTTTCTCTACCTCAGTTCTCATATTATTAAGTCTATCTATCTCAGCCTCAAGCTGTTTGATATTCTTAGCAGCCTCTTCAAGCTGTCCTTGTAACTGCTGTAGGTTTTGAGTCTCTTCTTTCTTCTTGGCGATACCCTTTTTAATTATGTAGTTAGCCTGTTGTATTGACTTAACATTCATAAGTGTATTTATAACATCTGGGTCTAGTGCACCTCCTGCAAGAAGTTCTTTTGCAAAGGCCTGAATTTTCATAAGCTTTGGAGCTTCTAGTCCTGCCGATATTACGTGTATATGGTGGTCTGAAACCGAGTATCTGCTTGGGTCTATTTGAAAAGGTATCATTGCTAGGCCGTTCTTAGCTACTCCAGATATACCAGAGTTTCTATATGCGTACTTATACGAATCCAATGTAAGTTGTAATGTTCTAGCTAAAAGTAGATCCACATCCCTAAACATCTCTAAAGAAAGTATAGATACTTGGTTCATACCTACTTTAACATTCTCAACTGCGTCTCTCTCCTCAATTACACCTAGCATTTGTCTAGGTACTCCAGAAATAATATCTGCTTGAGCTGTCAATGATTCTAGAATAGCGTTTATACCTTGAATAGTATCTCCTCTAATAGCTGCATTAAAATCTCCGTAGTGTTGGAATAGCTGAGCCCCTTCTTCTGTAGGGTCTACAAGTTCTACTCCCTGTTTTCTTAACGTTAACCACTTTGTAAGTCTGTCCATGAACTTATTACCAAGTGCTTTTGGAATAGCTGCCACGTTTACACGAGAACCTGATACTCCAGATACTGCTACAGTATTATTTCTAAAGAACATTATAATATCGTAAAGATCTTGTAACTCCTTCATCTGTAATACTATAGATACTATATACCCATTTCCAGGATGGTTTACTATACCACTATAAGATAAAGACGTCTTCCACGGTTTATCCTGTCTTCTAGGAGCCTCCTCACATCTTCTTCCTCCTACAAAGATATCTGAACCGATTCTATAAGCTTCATATCTATCTTCTCTGTATACATGTCCACCTTTTTCGTCTGGAATCTTTGTAGAAGCTAGCCACTCAACATGATATACTGGATAAGTAGATCCTCCGTATGAAAGGTTATCGTTACTATACCCTGTAGATTTATATAAAGAGTCCATTTGCTCCCCAGCATCTACATCATTAGGTAAGTTCATATCTCTTGCCCCAATTGGAATATCTATATCCCCTCCAGTAGCTCCGTATGCCCTACCAAAAATCTTAACAGCATCCTCCTTCTTTAGTAGATGGCCGAATTCTTTCAAGATCTGGTGAGGTCTCATTAACCTTCTGTATACTACAGCATCAGCTCTTTTTAGGTCAGTATCAATTCTTGGTCTATTTGTAAATATCTGCTCCGGCATTATACGCTCTAGAGAAGGGTCCTTATCCATTCCCTCGTATTTTGATCGCGTATATGCTTGTCCTGTAATAAAGTAATCTTTAGCTACATTCTTCTTTACGTTTCTTATATCGATATCAGTATCTGTCTCTATAAGTGTAAGTATATGATTTACAGCTGCTGCGTATGTAGACTCAAAATCTTCCCCATATTTTTCTGTCAGCTGTTTTATGAATTGTGAAGATTCCTTTTTATCTGCGGTATTTTGTTTTTCCTGTGGGTTTCCTTCGCCTGACTCATTCCTTTCTGCAAACTTACTTATATGTGATTCTGCATATTTATCAAGCTCATCCAGGAAAGCGTCCATCCTTTCATTCTCTGCACTTTGTATAGTATCTATATCAGTGTACTCTGCTTTGAACTCCGGGTCTGACAACAAACTAAGGCCGACTAGTGCGTCGACCCTTGGTTTGATTATATTTGTAAACCCTAAATCAATAGGATTCTGCATACCATACACGTCTTCTAAGAACTGAAAATCTTCCAAGCTACGTTTACTAGAGTAGTAATTTCTAGCCGTGTCAATATAGCTGTTATCGTGTACTAATAACGATATGAAGTAGTTAGCCTGCTCCTCAAAATATTTGTTACTCTCCTTCTCTTTCAAGGTAGAAAGAGGTTCGGATTTCATATTTTCCGTGTTATAGTTAAATGCCATTGCGTTTACTTACTTTTTATAATGCCTAGGATATCGTTAGAGAACACTACTCTGTATATAGACTCATCTGTAACTTCCATATTAGGAATATCAAGTCCTACATATGAATCTAGTACGATCTTTGTACCAGGCTTAACCTGATCAAACTTCTTACCGTACTCGTTAGTTGGTCCTACAGATATAACCTCTGCTACCACTGTAGCGACATCCTGCTTTGATTTATCATTTCCTGCGAAAGACGCTGGTACAACAATACCTGCATCTGTAACTAATTCTTTTTCTTTCTCTATCTTTACCAATACATAGTTCATTCCTGGTAAAAAGGTTTCTGGTGCTAGTATCATATTCTGTTCTTTTTTATGTGCAATTATATCTGTTTCTCTTATTAGTTTTCCAAACCCTGTGCTTGTGGCAATATGGTGTCCGGAATACATACTAACTATGACAACGTCTCCTGGCTTAACCATTTTAACGTTCTCCCCAACAGAGTGCACTTCAGTAATATACTTCTCACCCTTAATAACTGTGTAACTATCTGGCACAATAAGCCCAGAGCTTGTCTGTGCTGGCCATGATTTGATAGTTACTAATAGTAAGTCATCTACTGGCTCTATAGAATCCATAGATAGCTTTGTAGTCAACTTCTTCTTTTTAACTTCTTGTAACATATTATTCATATTTATTCATTAAACATTCTATTCTCTATAATACATATTATTATTGAATTTTTGTGCCCGGCTCTACCCAGGTTATAGGAGAAACATCAAAAGATTCATACTCTTCTTCTGAAATGGATCTTATTTCGTTATTATTATTGGAAGGAATCACTCCCCAACGTTTTGCCCCATTAGCATCTCTATAAATTCCCCATACCTCGAGTTCCTTACTTGCCTGTGAGGCTTCTATTGGAGGCTTACCTATGAAATCCTCATCTGCTAGTTCTGCAAGACCCATCGCAATAACAAGGTCATATGCTGTTCTATCTTCCCTAGAATAATCCCTAAGCTGCTCTAACATAGGCAGATAGTGTATTTGGTAGTAGTAATCGTCGACGTATGTCTGAATCTTCTCATCCTGGTGATCAATAAGAGACGCATTCACAGGCGTACCTATTAGCATACTCGCTTTGGCTCCAGATATATTAGACCCTATAGCAATTGAAGGCCTTTTCATAAGTCTATGGAACTGTTTCTTTTCACGGAAATATGCAACAATATTTATCTTTGTGTATTCCACATTAAGCTGTGCATTGTAGTACATAGACAACTTTAAGATATTGTCGTAATCCCACCTAACAGAGTCAGACCTGTGATTATAGAAAGCCACGTACAGATTACTTGTGCCAGAAAATATTCCGCTAGGTGGTATCCTTTTCTTTATAGCACAGGCTAGTTTAGATCCGTCTACAAGGGAGTCATTATTACCTTGATCGATACTATCGACCCCGCCTACATATAGCCCTTTATAGGGATTCCCATCAGGAGATGTTTGTGGTTTCTCTATTATTATAAACTTACCATTATTGTCTTGAACAAATCTTACACCTTCTACATTTCCATTAGAGTCTAGTATGTATTCTAGATTACCGACAGACCATGGCTTCTCTTTAGCATTCTTTAGATTTACTATCTGTTCAGATATCTTATCCTGATTAAATATATTAGTACCTTTACGTAAGAATACCTCATCAAGTGTTATCGGGAATTCCTGTAATTCTTGCGTATAAGCCACAGGATCGGACTTTAGATGTTCTCTGGAGTCAAGCATCAACTTGGTAGCTAACTCGATGTCAGGCGTCCCGTATGACTCCCATGTGCCTCCATACTTAAGTGAAGATGGTATAAATAAACCTGTCTTCTGGTTAGGGTGATTTTTATCTCCCCATTCCTCTACTGGCAATATATTAAAACCTTCAGGATTCATGAAGATATCTTCAGCATCCTTATTGTTTACAGATCCACCCGTTCCGGTATACATTACGAAGGCTTTCTTAATAGATCCCTGAATTAACCAAGAACCTTTAGATTGACCTATTACGTTTTTAAGTGATCCAATAGAAGGGTGTGATGGAAATGCCGCGAACTCCTCTACGTGCTGGAAGTGTGGACGACGTCCCCTGGTTGAGTTAGGGTTATCTCCATATATAATTCTAGCTATCTCGTTTAGACTTCCTCTTTCTTTCTTATTACCAAACTCGTCATAGTAAATCTCACCAGAAACTATCTTCTTAGCAGAGTCTGTTATCCTCTTCTGACGTAATCCTGGATACGCATCCTCAAGAAAGTTGAGGGAACCTACTACTTTAGACCATGCCTCAGATGTAATGTCTTCAGAAGTACCTGAGATAATAATCTCTTGGTTATCAAAAAGTGTATAGTACCACTCTGTAATACAAACAGTTATAAAGGATTTACCAATACCACGACCTGACATTAGCGCTACATACTTCCTAGTCTTGTAGGCTTTCCACACGTTATCAAAAATATATCTATCGATTGTAGAATATGTAGGTTTACCTATCTCCGATTGATCTGGAAGTAAATTACCTTTATCGTCAAATACCTGCACTTCGAATGTAAATAGGACTAACCAAAATACAAAGATAGGGTTATAATACTCCCCGTCAATATGGATACCCTCATGAACTGCTCTCCATACCTTCTGATACCATTCCTGCATTTCATAACTTTCAGGGTGAGCTTCCGGTTTTATACGCAGAGATGCAATAGCTTTAGGTAAAGGTCTGTAAACCAGATAGTCACGAAGTTTAATCTCTTCTTCACCAGTAACAATACCAGGAAGTTTCTTCGTAGCATCAGTTACATCAAACCTACCATTAAATATTTTATCTCCAACATGCTTTAAAAAAGGTACCTTTTTAGCATCAAACGGATCGTATGACAGTCTAGAATTTATCCTCATCTTTGTTTATTTAAATACTCCTCTTTCTCGGAAACTAGAAGATCCACCACCTCGTAATCTACCTTTACTCTCATTCTTAAGTATTGCGGTAGCAAGTGTGTTTCTAGCTTTCATAATTACTTCTATCTTACTAAATAAGTTAAGTATAATAGTAAGGTTAGAGTTAAACTTAACTTCACCACTTTTGGTAACATTTTCTTCTATCGAAGGTATAGTATCATTTAACAATCTAGATATCTCATCCAGTTTACGATCAATAGAGTCTTTAAGTCTAGACTCTGGTGTTAATGTAAACTTCAAAAAATCAGCTTCAGCTCTTCTATACACTTCAAGCGCTTTCTTACTAAGCTTTAAAGCCTTTAACGACTCCTTCTTAAAGATCGCCATAAATACATTTGACTCTTTAACTACATCGTCAAGATCTCTAAAAGGATTATTATCCTCACGCGAATGCATGTAGTATATTGACTGTAGCAGTTTAGGTCCATTAGGCATGTCATATAACTCCTTAAGAGAATCTATCAGGACTATCTCAGGAGACAAAATTATCTTATCCTTATCTAGTATAAATTTTAGCATGTTGTTTAGTCTATAAGTTCTAGATCCTTAGTACTGAATCTATGTTTTTGTAATTGTCCTGTGGATGTAAACCATATACAAGTTACACCTAACAATGTAGGCTTTTCCCCAAAGGTACTTTTATCTATGCTTTGTACAAGCATTTCAGGCTTAAATCTTAAGTCCTGTTTTAATCTAACAGTATCACCTACTGTAAAAAATACTTTTTCATGTTTCATAATGTTATTAACTTATTTCTATTATTCTATATCTATTCTTTTTATATTTCGGGTCTTTAGAACTGTCATACATCTTGCCGTCCCATATAGGGTACTTAGCTTGTAGGAATCCCTCCTGATCTACCCATAAGCGTATGTCTAAGCACTCTTCTAAGTAGTGAGCGTCTTCAGTTACCACAACAAGAGTTTTAGCCACTATCTTGTCCCCAAACGCTCCCATAAGCATTCGGTACATTTCTAACTGTATACTGTAGTGATAAAAATTTGTATCTGGTAAATGCCTGAAGGGACCAAACATTTTCTTGTACTGTCTAGTTCTAGGGTTATAGAAACTTTTCTTACTTAGGGCTTCCTTTAAAAACTTGTAGTCAAATATTCCATACTCGAACCCAGAATCTATTGGTCTTTTTAAAAGTATATCTGCTTGTCCCGCTATCTTGAATCCTGTGTTATACACAAGTACCTCAGTCTTAGCTAGTTGCCAATTACCTTTATATACTTCTTCTAATGCATTCATTAAATTACCTACCTGTGGGAGATCTGGTAATTCCCCAAAATCCCAGCCGTCAAATATGCTTTCCCCTAAACTATGTAAGAGCGACCCTCTATCGCTGGCCACTCTTGCTTTTTCTGCCCATTGCTCTCGCAATTCCTCTGCAGTAATATCTAGATTATGTTTTTTGACGTATTTCTCACTTATAGGTATAGCGTCGAAGTGCTCGTGAAAGTCACTGATTATTCCTGTAGGAGATTTGAATTTATACTTACTCTTGTTAAAAGGAACAAGCTTTCCGTCCTTTATATCGTCTATGTGGTAGTATTTGTGAGTGTCTTCGATAAATATAACCTTACCGTCTGGGCTCACGTTCTGAACCTCTACACCTTCAACAAATATCTTTTCTTTATTCTCTGGTACATACATATCTCTTATTTTTCATATTAGCTATTTCAGTATAGCTCATATTAATATAATACTAAATATAATTCAGAGAATATTAGGAACAAAGCTTATATCTTCTTAGTTAAGTACCTAGTAAGGGCCATTGAGGCCTGTCTCTTAAGGAACGTAGCCGCTGTACCAGTCAACACAGCCTCCACCGAGCCTGTAATCATTTTTTTAGCTCCACTTCTGTAGTTACCATTTATTAAATCTTTACCTCCGCTGTAAAAGTTATATGGAATATCAGGTGCCATTTTAAGAGCGCTCAAAGGGGTATAGTCCACGTAGGGATTATCCAATAATTTAGAGTGCTTAGCATCTACCCACCACTGCTCCAATGGATTTATTTTGGACGCATCCGTAAACTCTCCCTGATCCTCTGCATACTCCAGTTTTGGTTTTTCCGAATAGTTCCCAAGTTGATCTCTGTGTAGATCAACTATTCTAGGCTTTACTGGCGGCAGCTCTATATCCTCCACCTTCTGGTTAGGGGATTGATACTGTACGCGTTTATCAGGCAAAGCCTTTGCTTTAATGCTTTGAAAGTTTTCGCTTGCTCCGTCTGGAGTACCTTTTGAATATAATAGTCTTCCCATAATTTATCTTTTATAAAGGATCCCTCCTCGTCTTTTCTTTTCTTTACTATATGCCCCAAGGCCTGCTCCAACACCTACAGCTGCTGGTAATCTATTCAAAGCTCTAGCCAGAATCTTAAAATTCTCACTTTTACTCCCATCAATAATATTGAATATTCTGTCGCCTTGCTCAGATAATGGTAACTGTTTATAGGAATCATATATTTCCTTAACCCTCTCAGGTGTCACCTTCTGGTGTCTATGCTTAATATCCCCTCTCGAAAGCATATCCTGCCTAGTCTCTGTTAAAAAAGGCATTCTCTCATTTTCGCCAGACCCTGTTCTAAAATAATCAGCCGAACTCTTATGTTTTCCTCTAAAACTAGGTATATCTTCTCTTAGCGATGTATTATCCTTTCCAAAGCTTTGAGTAGATCCCTTGTCTCCTTTCAGAATGAGTTTACCAAGTTTTCTGTCTAGTGGACTAATATTTACTGCCTTCATTATCTCGTCACGTTGCTCATCCCATACAGGTCCAGGACGCCCAAATCTGCTTAAAAACATTTCACTCTCGAAATCCTTCAAATAGTTCTTAACCCTATCCATCTTTAGTACATTATCTCTGAATCCTCTATTGTATGTATCCTGTAACCCATGGCCAAATTCATGCTCCAATATACCTCTCCTGACATCGCCCATCTCATATGTACCCGGTTTAAATGTTAATACTGGGCCAAAATTTACCGTATTTTCATCAGGAGAATAAAACGCATTTGCAGACTTATAATTATGGTCGTAAACTGCTTTTATGTCCTTTACTTTATCAGGGTCCATGTGCAAAGACTTTAGCCTTTTTCTTCCTTCAGGAGTACTTACTGCTTGCTTTACTTTTTCTAACTCAGCATCCAACACATGCTGCCCTCGTATCCTCTGCTGAGTACTTATTATTCCTTCTCTAGTAGGTGCTCCATTGAAGCGATACCCCTCTTTCATAGGCTTCATCTTAGGCGCAATTACCGCAGTCTCTACCTGTATTCCTTTAGTTGCCTCTTTAGTTGCTCCCTTTCTTAGCATTGGTAGTTTATCGAATACCTTACCAAGTACTGCCCCTGCTGCAACATTTAAAGTAGCACCTGCTGCTGTGTCTATCGCATCACCATACTCTCCTCTGGTGGCATGTTGTCCAGCCGAGTGAAAGTCAGCTGCAGTATCACCTACATACTTTGCCATACCCATAGGAGATGCAAACTCTACGTAAGGGTTATTCATAAACTTACTATGAGTAAAAGAAGTCCATGCTTGTTTTATAGGGTTTTTGTTATCTAGGTCAGTAAAGGTACCCTGTTCGGCTTCTGCCTGGGTCTTTAATTTTGCAGCATAATCTGTAGCAAACTTTGCTTTAGCGTCATCTTCGTTATTCGAAGTCATGCCGTCCCACGCCACTTCATACCACGCCTTATCTCTTTCCTTTTTACTTTTAGGGTCATTTGTTTTCTTTGCCATATCTATAGTTTATAAAGGATTCCTCCCTGTCTTTTCTTATTATAGTATTTTTGCATACCTTCTTTATATTTATCCCACCTAGCTTCGGTACGTCTATCAGTTTCTTTAAACTTCTCTTTACCGGCACGTATCTGCGCTTCTGTCATAGGTCCAGTACTATTCTCAGGATGGTCAAAATCCATCCCTGTATAGTCACGTACCATTGCGTTCTCTTGGTCAGCAGCCTCCTGATCCCATGCCCGATTAGACCTAGGTAATTTTACTATATTAGTATAGAAGTCTCCCTGAGAATTCATACGCCCTCTCAAGCCTGTAGTACCCTCAAAATCTCTAAAGCCATGAGCAAAATACATATTAGTACCAGAGGGTGCAAAATAAGAATTACCGCTAGGTGCATTTACCCAAGCTCCTCCACCTCCGCGTTCATGCTCGTTATAGTCCTTTTGGTGGTATATAGACTCGTTCGAGAATGTAGGGTGGAATGGTTTCTTACCTAAATCCCCAGTATGTCCGTTAGCTGCTTTCTTTAGCTGTGCTTTATAAGCAACCACAGGATCATAAGACTCCGCATCCCAATAACTATTTTTGTTATCCTGCATCCACTTGGCAAATTTAGGTAGCTCACTTTCGTCTAGATCGTAGTTTCCGTAATGAGTTCTTGCCTCAAACTCCTTCTGAGCTTCTATTGGCATACTCCTGAAGCGTTCATCTTCACGGATTCGATCCATAATAAAGTTAGCTACCCTACCATTACCTTTTTTAGAGTATAATAGTTTACTCATGCTACTTATTCTTTAAAACTTTAGCAGTTCTTAGTTTAGCTCTAATCTTCTGCTCTGCAACATTTCTATCCTTAGAATATTTCTGCCAGTTCTTCATTTCCTTAGCTACAGCAGCCTGGAAATCAGCTCCACTACTTACAGTTCCTTTAACAGAAGTTCTTTTTAATGACTCAGAAGTCCCTTTTGACTTTACATTGCTCACAGATTTTGTAGCAGAAGACCTATTCTTTATGCTTTTTCTCCAAGCAGCATCACTTTCTCCTGACTGTCTAGTATTATACTTCTTACCTTTCCAAGTAAATTCGGCTTTACCTTCTTTTCTAGCTTTCTTAAAAGCCTCTCCCCTAGAAGTAGCATTTGAAGAAGCAGGTAATTTCTGACTCTTTAGCTGAGGTTTCTTCTTTTCAGCTTTGTAGCTAGATCCTTGTTTACCAGTCTTTCTTATGATACCTTTCTTATCTTTATAAGATTTAGCTCCCTCACTAGAAGACTTCTCATAAGCATCCTTATTACTTGTATTGTTTCCTTGCTGAACAGCTGATGCACCATAGCCCATGGTCTTATTACCTTTACGTCCTTGTGTACCTGCAGCTAATGCTTGATTAGTACCCTCGTCACCGCTATATCTTGCAATATTCTCAGCAACGTCTTTTCTAAACTGCTGATTTATCTGTTCTTGTGTAGCTCCTTTTCCTGCCTTATCAGCTGAACTCTGCCACATATCTCTTAAGTGAGGTGACTCCTTTTTAAGTTGTCGTATACCTTTATCACTTGAGATAAGATTACCGAAGTTTCTAGTAGCACCTCTGGTCATGTCACCAAATTTACCATCTACTCCACCTGCACCAAACTCTCCAATATCAAAGTTACTATCCGCTAAGAATGTCTGCAATTTTCTAACTGACTTATTATCATTGGTATCTACACCTAAAATATCGTTAGCTATGACGTTGTCCTGGAATTGCCAGTCATTCTTACCAACTTTGTCTGATTTTATCTTATTTTGATTCTGATGTTGTACATATCCTCTTTGAGTTTCAGCATCTACAGTACCTTTACCTCCTCCTGGAGTCATTTCTGCAGAAGATACTGCCCCTTTATTAGGTGTTTCCATGTAATCTCTTACAGCGTTGTATCTATTTAATCCTGAATTCATAAGCGCTCTTACAGGGGCTCCAACAGCGCCTGAGATCTTGCTTTCTAAGTTTTCAGCCTCATTAGGATTACCAAATAAAGACCTTGATTGATTACCATGTACTCTACTTATAGAATGCATCTCCTGTTTATGCTCTAGATATGGATATCTAAATCCTACATTATATTCAGGTTTAGTACCGGTATTCTGTCCTGTACCTACCTGCTGCCCTGGATAAGGATTCTGTGTGTAATCACTTACTTTAGACGTTGTGTTATACCTAGGGTCTTGCATATTATGTTGTATCTCCCTGTACTGTGGCTCTATCTGAGAGATTGCTGCTGCTCCCAATCCAAAGGCTGCCCCAGCCATTCCTGCTCCTGATCCCAAATTGCTAAGTCTTCCGTACATGTCTAGACCGCGTTTACCATATTCAGCTATCTGTGCATCAGATACGTCGTATCTATTGCTATAACCAGGGCCATATGGGGTAGGTTCTCCGCCTACTACTCCGTTCCCAGGTATTTGGGCTGGTAAGTTGTTTCGTGTAGCTGGAAGGTTAGCACCGTTATTTGGCGGGTTGTAACCCCATCCTCTGCCGTCTATCCTACCTGCAAAATCTGCATATGTTCCTGCTGATCCATTTACCGGTGCTCTTCCTGGCTGCATAGACCCATCATAAGTCGGTCTATACACCGTAGAAGGTAAATTATTTCTAGTTGCTGGTAAATTGGCTCCATTATTTGGTGGATTATATCCCCATCCTCTGCCATCGATTCTGTTTACGAAATCTGCATATGTTCCTGCCGACGCCCTTCCTGGTTGTGCAGATCCTGTATATGTTGGTCTATATACCGTAGCTGGCAAGTTACGTCCTGCCACTGCCTCTGTTTGGTTCGGTACATCAAAGTTCATTGCATACTGTCCATTAGCTCCTACCATAGGTCCTCCGCTCTGGAACTTTTGCTTTTTACTTTTGTAAAATATTCCTTTACTCATGTTAATAATTATTAATGATTAAAATACGTATCATTAGTATAATACTAAATATTACGAAGTAACCACTACATATAACACTCTTTCTGGGAATGGCGCTTTAACTACGAAGTCATCAACATTGACAACGATGTTGTCCATCGAATCGTATATCTTGATGTTTATATCATCGTCATTTAGGATGTCATCATATAGCCTAGCAGTTATAGCTATCTTGTTATTTATATTAGATATATCCTTACCATGAACTACTATTCCTCCTTTTGGTCCTTTGTCCTCTAACTTACCAAGCCCTCTTAGCAGTATGTTTCCTAGACGGTACCAACCAAACTTATCATTCTGTATATCCCAGAGCATGAAAGGATCTGATAATATTACCTTACCTGCTTCCATCATTTCTTTTACAAGAGCTGTAGGTTTACAATAAGGTACTTCTGACTCCTCAAACTTCTTAACAAAGTCATCGAATTTTCCTCCACGCTTGAAGAATTCCGTGTACCCTCCCATAGTCTTATCCGGATGCTCTACTCTATTCTCTTTAAACTCCTTATGTAGTTCTAGCTCATGATCTCCCTTGAACAATGCCACAGGATACAGCCTATCTTTGATACACAGCGAATCAAACCTCACTTGTGGATTACTTGTCCTCCCTATCTTAAAAAGGTCATTGTCCACATCCTTAAGTATGTATGTATATTTCATAATTATCTATTTATGTAGTTATTTAATTTCTTATCAAGCTCTTCTAGCTTATGTAGAAGATACTCACTCTTACTTCTTTCTTTTTCTAATTCCCCTCTAAGCTCAACAACCTCGTCACTGTTCCTATCCACTGAGGCAATAAATAACTCTCTCATATCTATCACCGAAGTACCTTTAATATCAGTTACAAATCCTAACTCCTTTAATTCTTCGTAGTACTTCTTTACTGTTCTCCTATTCAATTTAAGAGATTCTGACATATGCTTTATACTATCAAATCTAATAACATAGTTTCTAGTAGTTAAAAGCATATTTATTATGAAGCCTTTAAGTTTAAAATTAAATATATCAGATACTATCAGCGATTTAGTCACCATTCTAAACTCTTTACTAACTGTAAGATCATACTTTATAGCTATACCCTCAGTACCATACTCCACTTCTAACAACTCTTTCTCAACCAGAGAATCAAGTGTTCTCCTAATAACCCTTCTACTAGTACCAATAGCAGCCTCTAGACTAACAAGTGAAGTACTAACCCTCCCTTTCCTATCCATAAGATCTCTATTTATACCATATCCTTCAAATTTACTAACGCTTATCCAACTCAATACAACAGCTTCGCTAGGAGACAAATCCATACCCTCCTTATTAAACAACGGCATCTTTGCAAATACTCCCATAGCTTTGTGATCAGTCAACAATGTAATACTAGAACTCTTCTCCATATCTTTCATATCCTTTTATACTATTATAATACTTATTTTAAATTCAACGTGTGCACTTTTGGTAAGCCAAAATTAGTTAATTTTACAAAGTCAAAAAAGAGGGTGTGTGCAAAAGTGCCCATCAAATGTGCAAAAGTGCCCATCAAACGGACCTTAACCCCTGAAAACACTGGGCCTCTAGAGGCTTCTAGAATATAGAAGGGGGAAAACCCACCCCCTTCGGCTAGCGCCTCATTCCCCCTCCCTTTTTACACACGTCTTTAATACACACAAAATCAGAAGTGCACATCCTTTAAATTTCGTATTATTAAACTACACGTGTAACAATTAAAAATATAAATTATGAACAAAGCAAAAATGTTTATGAAGGTAACTTCTAGGAATCCAGACCCTAGAATAGGTTCAGAAACCTTCTCAGAAGGTATGAAAGAAAAGAGCAAAGGCGGTAAAGTAAAGAAGATCCGTGCAGCTATGGAGGCAGAAAAGAAATGCAAAGGCGGTAAAGCCAAATGCGGAGGAGGTAAAATGAAGGAAGCTGGAGGTAAAGTATCAGACCCTACAAAGAAGTTCGCAGCAGGAGGATATATGGCAGCAGCACAATTCGCAATGGGCCAAACTCAGAAGATTGCCAACATGATAGGTGATGCCAGAAAGCAAAAAGTCCAGGACAAGATAAGAACAGAGGCCGACACCACAGCAGCAAACACACAATTCCGTAACAAAATGAGTATGGACATGGCAGAGAAGGCAGCAAAGATGCCAGACAGAGATCCTCAACTAAGCAAATATACTCAGCAAAAGCCTAGTAACTTTGACCAAGCAGCAATGGCCAGATACAAAAACACTAGACTAAATGATGACCCAGCTAAGGCTGCAGCAAATAGAGCTCAGAGATATAGTCCAACTCAGACCTTTCAGCCTAACAGTAACTTTGCACCAAACAAAGTAGTACCAGGCCAGCCTCTATACAAACCACAACCACCTACTCCAAACACTTTTGGAACGGCAGGGTTCTCAGCCCAGAAGCCAAGACTCTTTAATTCAGGAGGCCTCTTTTACAGACGTAAAAAATAGAGTCCCTTATATAAAGACCCCACCCCTTTTCCTATGGAATTGGGGTTTTTTATTTTAAAAATAGGGGCGTTACAAGGAGTCGTATATACACTATAATTTTTAATCCCACCTCGAATTTCTAGGGAAAATGATTTTTTATTTTAGAATTTCAAATGAAAATTAATATTAATTCGAAGGTGTGTAGGGGTAGTGTACTATATTCAATATTATAGGGACCAACCCCCGCAATGGAATATATATATCATGAACTAAATCATCATCATTATGGATAAATATCTTATGATGATACTAAAGTTTACCTTCTTCACAATGGTTGGTATCACATCTATCGGTATGGCAGTTGCCTTAGATAGTATGGTGTCTATACCATTGGTGTTGCTAGGTTTCTATACAATGCGCAAAGGTGCATTGGCAATACTTTAGTATCATCAGATAAGTTGAGCTGAGCATCTCAACACGTGGACAACTGCTCCTTTAATTGATTATCAATTTAAAATACTTTATTATGTTTGTTAGCTTGAAAGAAGTGGCTACCTTAAACAAAGTAGCTAACTCTGACTACGCATCAGTATGCGATAGAGAAGAGTTCAGGGAAATGCTCTCTCTCCATGGGAGATGGAGCAATGTAGAGAGAGCGTGTGAAAGAGCGCCTCACTCAGCATTTCCCAGGAAGGATGATAACTACTCTAGGAGAGATGATAATATCTATATCTTCTAGAGTGGGAAGTATCTTTCCCTTGTGACCAACAGCCAGTTTGACTTTTATATATTCTGCACTACGGTATGCAATCCCTGTTCTCTCATGAGAGCATATAAGGGCCGTAGCTTGTTATGGGGTTTGTCTATTTACCTATAACAAGTAATGAAATAGAACTAAGTTTTCATGGATGTACTTAGTACAATAAACATCCTATTTCTTAACTTAAATTTCTTTATCTAATCATGACGAATTTATTTGTTTGGGCTTCGCCACATAAGCCTTCCGATCTACAGCTGGATACTCTAGACGGTAAAGTGGTTTTTCTTGCTGATATTGACGCTGACCTTCAAAGTCAGTTGTCTAATATCAAACAGGATACTGACCTTGACGCTCTGGCTAAGCGTCTAATCAGGGTTACAGCTAACACAATCTTGGTACAACCTGCTGGAAGCCCTGCGTTTCAGTTAGTGCTAGGAAAGTGGTTGGCTCGAACTCCGCTATTCAAGAAGCCTACGCTACTTTACGCATTTTCTGATAGAGTGTCTACTGACATTCCTCAGCCTGATGGCTCTATCAAGAAAGTAAGCACGTTTGTGCATAAAGGCTGGGTTAGCGTGTAATGACCTTATTACCTGAGCAAGTAATCAAACTGCTCATTTCTTATTTTTAATTTTAAAACATTTTTTGTTATGACTTTCGATACTCTTAATAAAATAAAGGCAGATATAGCAGGAAGACTATATTCTGGCAATGCAGACTGCATATCAATAAATCCTGTTGCTTTTGACAAAGGTAGCAAGATAATAGTAGTTAATGGCAAGGCTATCAGAGCTAAGATAGCTGACGACCATTTATTGGTACTGCTAAGAGATAAACTTGTGATATATGATATATCCAAGTTAGATACACTTAATAGGCTAGATCTAGACGATCTTCCTACATTAGTGTAATGACCTTAACGTCCTGAGCATGACGTAAAACTGCTCATTTCTTATTTTATCTCGGGACCAACTCCCTAAATGACTTATATCAATCTCAACTTTAATTAATTATTAACTAAAAATAAATTCACATGGAAACAGTAGAATTTACTCGCGGAGAACTTTTATCTCTAGTTCCTGCGAGAAATGTCCTAACACAGGACTTAGAGATAGGTACGTATTCTTACGAAGATGTTGTGGTTAACAAGACTTACAACACTAAGAAATACGTATACAAGCATGATACTACGGAAAAACATGTATCTATTAGCTTTAAGAATTTTAAGGCTATGTACATTGACGGTAAGTCTATGCTTGAAGAGTTAACGTCTGCAGACAAGTACAAGCTCGCTAGTAGCTTCGAAGTTGTCAAAAAGGATCCTGAGCCTGAAACTTCGAAGAAACATTACCCTATGTATGCACTTAAGGGTTATGACGAATTTCAGAGTGCTCAAAAAGCAAACGGGGGAGTTGCTACACAAGCAATGTACGACACCTTATTTGCTACAGAGCCTACAGACGAGCACAAGGATAAATACTATCGCAAGCTTCATATAGCTTCGCCTATACTTATCCCAGCTTAATGAACTTAATAACCTGAGCATGTTATAAAAAGGCTCATCTTTTTTAAAAACTTTAATTTAATTTATAAATAATAGAAAAATGAAAACAGAAAAAGAAATTACAGGAATCAGAGTAAACAGAGAGAGAAACATTGTAGAGATACCATATGAGCAAGCTCTACAAATCTACTGGCTAACAGATCTAAAAGGGAATTATGGCGATGAAAATCATCTTCGCCAAGGAGAAGCATGCAGGGGTATACTTCGTACTATAGCCAAGAGACTCGTGATTCCTGGTTTACCTGAAAGAGACGTGTTCGAAGTTACGAGAGAACTAATCGAACAAATTAAGCGTTAATACTCTCAATATCCTGAGCAAGATATAAAAAGGCTCATCTTTTAAAAACTTTAATAAATAAAATGAAAATGGAAAAAGTAAACAAATTAGTAGCTACATTAAGAATGACAGCTATGAATGTAACTGTGGATGAGTTAGACGCATTCGCAGAGAGACTGAATGCTGGTGCGTTCACAATGCTAATCAAGTCATTAGCACCAAGGATTGTTGACGGGACTATTAGTCCTGAAGAGCTGTATGCTGTAGATCAGCATGCTAAAGAGCTGTTGAAAAATCATGCAGACACAGGTATTACTGTGTTAGCCATGGTTAAGATGGCTCAAGAGCTACCTGACCTTCCACAAGAAATCCATGTTGACTTACCTAAATAGGTATGACTAATGCGGATTTATATTCACTTCCTATCTTGGCACCTAAAAATGCTGAGATAGGGGTGTATAATAATGGAGAAGTATTCTTTTCTCCTTATGGCAAGGTATATACTTACACATCTCCTAGTGGTCTACGAGTTAGAATAAGCAGGAGAAGTATATATCAGTTGTCTTATGATGGTGTAAAGTATGTTAAGTTGGAGTCTATGGATGACCTTGAGAGCTATAGGATTATGAAGCAATTCACCATAGCTAGTGTGGACAATGGGACTATCAATCTTGGCACTGACATATTCAGCAATAGACCTCCATTCTAGGGGGTTTATTTTATTTCGGGGACCAACGCCCTCTTTGACACCAGGCTACCTTACGCTCACACCGGCTCACTCTTGCGACTCACTCTTGCGAGACCAACGCCCCTTTGACTATTAATCTTTTTGCACTACCGCGATTACATAATTACTATTACAGTTATGTTGTGCATTTGTTTTCCCTCCGGGTTTACAAAAATCGCATTGTTTTATTAATTAATTAATTTTAAATTAAATTACTATGAGTACTCAAGAAGTAGTAGTAGAGACTATCAGCAAAAAAGAGCTGAAAGGTCTAGTATCAGCGTCTAATCTACTAAATGGTAAGGCTTCGGACTTACAAGATGCTGAGTTTCACTATCAGGATGCAGAAGTTAATACGAATGGCTATAAGAGCTATTTGTACGAGAACAAAGCTGATGAAGAAGTGAAAAGGTTTAATAGGAATGCGCTTATGTTTACTGATGCTGTTGATATGGATACGACAGTTGATGATAAAACAGAGTATACTCCATTGTATAAGTTGCTTATCGAGATGATGGGTGACAACGATGAGATTCAAATTCCTAGTAAATTTAAAATTGTGCACGTGGAAAATGCACAGTATACACGTGATAATGGTGATAAGGTTACCAGATATCCACTTCACATGTATAAGGAATTCCAACAAGAAATGGCGGATAATAACCTGACTATCAGTGGATTGTATTCTAGACCAGCCAAAGTTAACACACCTTTCTTTGCTAACGCTAAGAACTGGACTGTTGAAGACATTTATAAAGCTGATCCAGATGCACCTGTTAAGAAGGTTAAAATCCAATTAATATCCTAATGTGCTCTAGGCTCCCGTTAATTGCTAATAATATTAGCGGGAGTCTATTTTTGCTAAAGCTTTTAGTATTTTCTTACGAGACAATAGTAAAAGTTTTCCATTTGGATAATTAATTAAAGTTAAGTTGCCTGGGAGATAAATTCAAAGGGCGTTTAGGAGAACGGTTAATGGGGGTTCGATTCCCTCACTCCTATCTATATATAAATAAATTTAAATTATATTAAGATGGAAGATTTAAAGATTTTTGGATGGTCAGAAGGTGTTATATTAGATACTTTCTATGTTAATGATAGAGGTACTGTAGCTTCTTTTCAAGGTAGAATGGATAGAGATCTACCAAAGTTTAAAGATAGAAATGCTGCTAAAGAGTATCTTGAATCTTTATAATTAATTATTTGCCTTATGCGGGATAGGCTCCGCTTTTTAAATTATATTAAAATGGAAAGAAAAGATAATATTACTTCGTGTGAAATTGCTGGTTTAGATGTTGTATTTGTAGAAGGAGAAGGTAGCTCTAATTTAGATTTAGCTACTCACTTTAACTATAATACTCTTACTGGAGATGTTCTTGTTAGTTTTTCGGTTAGTACATTTAGACCAATGAAGTCTATAGCTAGAAAGACTTTTGAAGATTATGATGATGCTTTAAATTATTATAATGAGATTTTAGCTAAGTATAAGAAATATTAATTATTTGCCTTTATGCGGGATGGGCTCCGCTTTTAATCATAAATAAATCTAAATTATGATAAATAAAAGACTTTTTGTAATTGCTTATTCAAATAGAGAATGGCATACAGTTGCAGCTTTAATGATTAACTTGTACTATGAGTATTATGAAGGATTCATGGAATCTTCAGGCCGTACTTACAATAGATTAATTGGTAAAGTTCCTAGTGTTGTTTTAGACATTATGGCAGAAATGCAACCAGAGGAAAAATACTTTATTGACTTAAAGACTAATATAATTAGACATAATGGTGCTAGTATTGAGTTAATAAAGAGTTCTTTATAATTATTTGCCTTTATGCGGGATGGGCTCCGCTACACAATCATAAATAAATCTAAATTATGAATTCATTTAAAATAATTGATAAGAATGGTGAAGCAGTAAGAATCAAGAAATTGGATGAAGAAGCTGCTAGATTTTGGGGTAAAGAAGTACACCCAAAGAAATATGCTTTTCCTGGAACTTCTCCTCATAACTGGTATGACGTTATAGGTTGGGCAATAGCTTTTCAGGGTGATTATACTAAAGGTTGGAAAAATGTAGCGTTATATCTACTCCAAGATACAGGTATCTCACTTTTAAACTTTAGAGCTCATAATGTTGAACTTACTAGTGAAGAAGATTTCATTAAGCATATTCGTGTGTTGAGAGAAATTTATGAGCCATTTATAGCGCTTATAAATTATTGGTCTGATAAAGGTTATGAGCCAGTTCAGATTAAAGACGAATAAACTTTTTGCCTTAACGCGGGATGGGCTCCGCTACTCGTACATTAAGCTTAACGGTGTGCCGGAGTATAATAGAAAAGCGCGAAGTCAGGTTGAACAGCTGGCTGGTCATGATGTTCCAACCGGGATGTTGTAAAACTAATTCTATATATTTAATATAGGCTAGGGTTAGTATTAGTAAACTAGGTGAAGTATGTTGCAAAAGGTCAGCACAATATACAGTGACTAGTTAAAGTAATGTGAAATGATATCCACACTAGGATGAGAGTAAACCTAGTGGAGGAATAAAAATATCATGCATTATCCCTTTTTAATGAAAGTACTAACTCGCTATGCCAACTAGACAACAAATTAATGCTGGCAATACGTGATACATCTTCTGTAGAGCGGTATAGTATATCATCCTAAAGATATATTATATGGGTAGAAGCATAAAAGACGATGACAGTTTAGCGGCTGGCTTTTATGACTAGAGCGTAATTAACTCTAGGTAAATATCGGTAGGAGAGCATGCAGGCTATGTTTAAGCGGGGTTCGAGCCCTCGTCTCCTAACA